GCCGTGGGCCAGTTCTGAACCACAACCGGATATTGCGGAGTCGGAGAGGTCGAAAACCCAAGTAGGTTATAAACAGTTTGTCCGTGCGCCGAGGAAACCATCAGCAAAATTAAAACGAGTAGCTTTTTCATGTTGGCCCCTTATCGGTTCGTTACGGCTATGCCGTTGACTATGTTTAAAATCGTTACTCCGGCATAGGTGTAAATTGCAGTATCGCCCGTGGCTGTCATCCCCGCGCTATGTGTGTCAACGTACGTTTTATTTGCCGCGCTATCGGCATATGCGGGGGTGGGGACGCCTCGGACTGGATTCATTCCAAACGAAACCGACAGACCATTTATAAGTGTGTTCTCGAATGTGTTTCCCAACGTAGGCCCAGTCCCAGAGTTTCCAACTAGGTTGAGGCCACTTCCATCAACGATGTTAGACGTTGAAATGTCGTCAGCGCTTAGCCAACCCGATATATGCCCTCCGATGCTCAGGTTTCCTGGGATGTTCAAATCAGAAACGACAACGGCCTTCCCCCCTGGCGTCGTTACGGCCAACGGTCCAGGAGTTCCAGACAACGAAACCGACTCATCGCCACTTCCACCGTTCAGGTTCCATATCGTCAATGCCGAGCCTGGGATGTTCCCGACGTTGACGGCCATCGTAGGCCAAGGGGTTGCTGTCATGGTGAAAGACGGAGTATTCGTTATTGTTGGGCTAATCGTTGCCGTGGGTGTCGAAACCATCGTCGCCACGTAATATAAAATCTGAGGTTCAATACCGTGAACCTTAATCAGCCCACTCTTGGGAGAATTAACCGTCCACGTACTTTGAGCATTAACCGTCGCAACTGTTCCACGTGAAACAGTAACCGACGAACTCCCAGAACCAACAACCCAAACTGGTTCAATGTACTGATCCAAACCTGAGTTCCAAGGTACGTTACCTGAAAACAACGTGGCCCCATACGAACCGGATGGTATCGGTGACGCAACAAACACAACCGTCTGAGCGTTATCAACGTTCGACGAAAGAGACACCGAATTACTCGGCATGGGGTAATCAGCCGCATACAACGGAGTTATTAGAAATAACCACAGGAGTTTACGCATACTTAAATAATATCAATCACTTCTTCTTCGTCAAGCACTTATATTCATCCAGCGTCGTTACCATATTAATCGGCTTACTTCGCATCTTACCCTTCATCGCCACGGGATACGCAAACGTCAAAAACAACGCATCGCCCATATCCGGCGAATCTAAACCCCTTTTCTTCATATCATCTTTCGATTCCAGCTTTAACTGACCCTTTATCGTGTCACCGAATAACCGGTTACACAACTGCTCCTGTAAATCTGCATCATCAAATATCGAACCCCCGTCTTTCATCCACTGCTTTAACTTCGCCGCCATCTCTGCTGTTTTGTTAAAATATTTATCTTTCTGTTCTCCTCCAAAATTAACGTTCAACACTTCCCAACCCAACCGTCTAATTATATCCAGTGTCGGAGCGCCCAATCCTCCCGAGTCACCAAACACTTCGTCGGGTTTATACGTCTCAAATATTTCTATCGCTTTTTCTGCAAACTTAACCGAGTCGTGAATCAACGAACCAGGTATCACTATCGGCGCTATCGTTTTTCCGTCCAATCCTTTCCTAAAATAAAACACGCAATTATCTTGGCCTCCCCTGGCAATATCCAACCCACAAATCAGCGGGTCGAGTACTGTGGACTGCGCCAACTGCTTTCTCGACCTCATCACCAAGTCGCTGGGGAAAAACTGTAACGAACTCGCGTTCGGGAACAATCCCCTAATACGCGATTTCACATAATCGCTATCCCAACCGTGTGTATCAATCAGTTTCTGAATTTCGTCCTGGTCAACGCCTTCTATCCCCTGGGAACAAATATTATACGTCTTCCAAATCGGTTCCAAATCCGATTCGCGTCTGCGGACTTCGTTCTCGAATATATCGAAAAATCCCCCCGACTTCTGCAACGGGTTTCCAAACGCCAACACGATTATCTCGGTATCTTTATCCAGGCAGAACGAATCAATCGTTTCCCAGATCGAACGCGGAATACCCGACGCTTCATCGACGGCTATAAATATTCGACTCCCCTGGTTGTGAAACCCAGCGAACGCCGCCGTGTTATTGTCTCTCCAAATCGCCTGATCCGATTTCCATTCCAGGCGGTACTTCTCCTGAGACGAATACATACTCGTTGCGGTTATCTCAAACCAACTATTCGTCAAACTCAGCCTGTGCCATTTCGACAACTCAGCCCATGTCTTCGTTTTCAACTGTGATCCAGTATTTGCGGTAATCAGGCACTTCGTTCTATTCATCGTGTCAAGCGCCCACTTCTGCAACATATTAATCAGGGCGGATTTCCCAATATCGTGACCGCTGGCAACCGCAATCCTTATAATTTTCTTTCCGCGTTTCAACTCTTTACCAATGTACTTCGCTATTTCAGCCTGCCATTCTCTCGGACCCTGAGCTGACTCCAGGTCATTCTCACCCCACGGGAAATTAAAACACATATACCCGTACGGGTCGTGTTTAAATTCTGCAATCTGTTCTCCGAGTTTCATCTGGTATTCGATCTCGTTCATAAGTCGATCACCTTATTCGCCAGCTTCTTATACCTATTCTGGGCTTTATCCAGCAACATCCCAAAATCTAACGTTATATTCGTGTCACCGTTATGCCCGTTTTTATATCTCGCATCCCTTGCCGCCAACAACCTCAGCAACAAATCATTGTCGTGCTTGTGTATCGTCTTCACCGCGGTTCCGTTCGCATCATACGTCACTTCATCATACCCATTCATCGCCCTATTCTTCAGTTCAGTCTCATAAAACTCTATCTGTAATTCCAGCGCCCTCTTATACCCGTCCTGAGCCTCAATATTATCTGCCCGTATGTGATCGTAATCCTGAACCGTTATCCCTGATTTTTTACACGCTTCTGTAACCGTATCACCCAACGCAATACGTTTCTCCACCTCAACATACGGTTCGTTATTCAGGAATCCATCTAATCCCATTATTTAACCTCTTTTACGGGTTCAACCATAAAATCCGCCATCTTCACTCCCTTCACCTTAATCCCTCCTTCCAACAACATATCCACTGTCACTACCTTCTTATTCTCTCCCTTAAATATCCCCAGACGATTCCTAAACACCGGATTTACACTCGGCAAATCTCTGATCTTTACATATTTCATTTAATCAATCCTTTCGTAATTAAATCCGATACGTGCAACCTTACCCTCTGCCATGCCGCATCCAACCACGCTTTGCTCGGACTCCCAAACGTCAACAACTGTCCCTTCTTCAAGTCATGCTTCATCACATACGCACCCGTCAAACACACTACCCCATACTTCTCACACAACCCCTTAAACTCTCGGTTAAATCGTTCTTCTATCTTATGATCCTGCTCTTTCCCATAACTGTCAGGCAACCACAACTTCTTTTCAATCTCCATCAATTCTCTCCTTTTCAATCATATATAACGCATCACCAGTGTTGCGATGTTTCACTTCCTTAACTCTTTTAACCCTTACTTCACCAATAAACCAATAGCTTGTGGGTCCACACTTTCTACATTCCATACACCCATATTTCCCATCTTCACTAACAACCTCTTTCAACTCTAAAAAACACTTCGGGCAAGTTTTCATTATTCAACTATATAATATAATGTTCTTGACAAGAATAGTTTCAAAAAATAGATGTACAGAATTTTTCATCCCCTTTCCGCGCGCGCGCCAAAAAGCCGGGGGTAGGGGGTGCCCAAAGGTATATATGTCATGAAATATATATCACACACACCAACAACTATACAATCACACACCCAAACTCCATAACCAGCAATAATACCCCTCAATTTTTCGATTCTACGATACACCCATACCAGTACACCACCTATATATACTAAAACGTTTTAGATCTAATCCTGGTGCAATATTTGCACACCCTCCAACACCCGATAACCCCCATTGGGACGTAAACCCACAATTTCACCATTTTCATCAATATCAATAATATTCTTGATTATGACATGTTACGTGCTGTTTTTTTTGAAATAATTATTTAATGACAAATTATCAAACCCGACAAATATAAAAAAATATTTTTTCGATTATTCTCTATATAGTATGTGTGTCCTTTTGTTACGGGTTCCATGCGTAACGTTTCACCTCGTCCGTTACACCTAAACTCCGCATAGAATATAGTTGTAACGGGTGCAACGTCTATATTTCCTATTAAACATAAAAATCTATGTATACAATTTGTAAATCGTGTTTTTAAATTGTTAGGGTAAATATATCACATTTTTACCTTATATAGTCAAAACAGGCGTAACACGCGTACATTAGTTGCCTGTCATGTTTTTAGGCGTAACAAACGTCTAAAATGTTACACCAGAATTTTTCTAGACAAATTAACGTTAAACGTTGAATACATGAATTTATGTATATAATGTTAACAAAACAATTTTTGACATAGATTTACATCGTGTAAACCGCATTGTTAAGTAATTTAACACTTTCTAGACAGTTTGTTGACACATTGTATACCAACGTCAATAATCGTGCCATGCGTATTTCGTTGTGATATATAGTAAATCATAGTAAATCAGGGTTTGGCACGGGCATTGCATACAGAAACAACCAGTTGACGAGATGTAAACCCAGCCCCGGGGAAAAGGGGACGTCGCCGGGCGTAAAACGAGGGAGAAAATTAAATGAAATACTCACTTAAAAACCACGCGTGGGCTGTTATCCAATCTGGTCAATGTGTTTTCGGAACCGGTCGTACTCGTGAGGCCGCGATTCGAGACGCCGAAGGCTGGATGAGCCAGTACCAAAATTCGACTCACGGTTGGTTGGAGGCCATGCTCGAATCTAATAAACACGTCAACGGTGATATTTACATCACAAACGACTCAGCCGACATCCGTTTCTATGTCGAGAACCAATAATTTTGATCCCTTCCTCCTCCCTTGCACCCCTCATTGAGGGGTCATGGGGAAGCGGAAGACTGAAACCAAAAATGAGGTAGTACCATGAAACGCGCAAAAGGAAAGTATGTTCCAAAATACCTTGAAATCTACAAGCGGCCTGATAGTTATGCGGGTCCAACCCACTACGGTTATTACCCCGTATTGAGTCAAAACCGGGATAGTGGGTGCCTTGAGCGCTCAAATTTCCGTAGCACGTTGAAAGCCTTGGGGGGTGAGGGCCGGGGGGTACAGGTTATCCGTGATACTCACTGGGCTAGTGGTTGGGTAGAAACCATCTATGTCGCGAAAACCGCCGTCAAACGGCTTCAGATTGCCGACAAAATTATGTCGGACCTGGAAGGCTACCCCGCGGTAGATGAAGCCGATTTTTCAGAGCTGGAAACCGAAATACAGGCCGAAACGTGGAATAGTTACTACGACCTACGGGAAAAGATCAAGCTATGCGCGGAAAACGGGATAAGCATATTTTCGGCCCGTCAAAGCTACCCGCCTAGCAGGGAATCGGGCGAGTGCGTTGTGATTGCGGATTAAACCCTCTCCCCTATTCCTCCACTGGGGGGATGGGGAAGCGATCAAACCGAGAGCGAGGACTAGTATGAATGAAATTGATAGGATCATTGAGGATTTAATCAAGGAGGTGATGAAATGATATGTTTTTACAGTTTTACCCCATACGGGGTTAGGGTTGCGCTGAAACGAGCGGGGCGTGAGTTTAGCCGTAAAATTGTATCCCTCACCCAATGGATGATGATGAGTGAGGAATTGGAGGAGCAGGGATATAGGATGATCGAGGCGCCACGGCCAAAATAATCACCCCCCGGGGTGTAATGCGGCTCCCCGCAGTGGGGAAGGGTTCCAAGCCCCTAACGCAGAGGATACTAAACTAAGGGAATGTTACCCATGAAAAATGTAATGGATATGGAAGGTCCGAAACGTACAGGAGTTTGGGTCATTTTGAAGGGTGCAAAACATGTCGGAAAAATCATTGCCGCTTATCCGTCAAAGGGTCACGGCGAACGGCGGACATATGTCCAGGTTTTCTGCTGGACAAGACCAAACGAATTACCCGGCAAAAACGTGACCTATGCCGGGGGTTGCGGATATTGCAAGGTTGACGCTTGCATGGAGGAATTAGGGTTTGGTGGGTTGAAACTGCCTTCCAGCGGCTGGGAATCGTTCCTAGAGAAAAACGGTTATACCGTTTTGGAGGTGATTTGATGATTACACCTGATCAAGCCAAAGAGCATCCGTGCCCGAAATGCGATAGCGAAAATGTGAAATATATTCAATTCTGGAAATACCATTGTTTGGATTGTGGGGTTTACTACCCCGCTGAATACCGCTACAAAACCAGCGAGGCGGAATAACATGAATTACATACACAAGGGATTGAAAAGCGTTTCCTATCAATGGAATGGGAAACGCAGAACCGAGTCAGCAAAATGAAATATATTTTGACCTTGGTTGTTGGGCTGGGGTTGGTTGTATTTGTTATCCACGACCATCAACCCCATTGGGAAGGTCCGAGCAGTTGCCCATTAACAATCGTTTTGGACATTGCAGGGGAAACAGCCAACGAGTATGCCGATAACGTTGAACATGCGATTAACCGCATTGAAAAATTAGGGTACTCCGTTGACCTAGTAGACCGTTGACATTATGGTGACAGTGTGAGATAATTACGATCTAGAAAAAGGAGCATTGTGGACGCACAACAATCATACGATCTACTCTCCCCGGAGGATGACGAACACCGTCAGTTGGTCGAGGACCGGAAACAGGCGACGAAGGATGATCGTTTAGACAGGATGGAAAATGAGAGGAACGGGGATTGAACATGACCGACGAATACGCAGAGAGACTTGATGTCGCAAAGACTCTACTCCGTCACGCCGGGAACGAGCTGGAATATGGCTCGGTTACCGACGCGCTGGGCACGATTCGGATGGTTGAAAAAATACTCGTGAGGCTCAAAAAAATGGAGGCGAAGAAGTGAACCAGGGACTTGCAGTATTTCCGGAGATGTCGCCGGAAGTCGTGAAAGGTTTGACCGCTCCGACCGTTGCGGCGAGGGCGGCGTCGAGGGCGGAGATGGCGGCGTCGAGGGCGGCGAGGGCGGCGGCGGAACGTAAATGGCAGGCCGACCGAATCCGATAAATTGTTGAAAACCCCTGGGGGACGAAATGAACGCAAAAGACCTGAAAAAACTGGAATCGCTGAACCCATGCGCTGACGGGTCGGCGTGGGGAAAAACTCAGAACTCACTGTACGACGTGTATGAAAACTGCGAGCGCGGAGATTGGATGATCTGGCTCCTGAGCCGTTCCAAAAAACTCACGAAAACTCAGGCGATAGAAATCGCGATCACGTGCGCGAAACATGTGTATCACGACCCGGATTGGAACCGATGGGCGGATGCGTGGCTGGACGGATCGGATCGAGCCAAGGCGAGTGCGGAGATGGCGGCGAGGGCGGCGAGGGCGGCGTATTGGGCGGCGAGGGCGTCGAGTGTGGCGAGTGCGTCGAGTGTGGCGAGTGCGTCGAGTGCGGCGAGGGCGGCGAGTGCGGCGAGTGCGGCGAGTGCGTCGAGTGCGGCGTATTGGGCGGCGAGGGCGGCGTGGGTGCCGAGTGCGGCGATAAAATGGCAGGCCGACCGAATCCGAGAAATTGTTGAAAACCCCTGGGGGACGAAATGAACCCAACTGATCTGAAAATCCTTGAGGACATGAGCCCATGCGCTGACGGGTCGGCGTGGGGAAAAACCCAGAACTCACTGCACGACGTGTACGAAAATTGCGAGCGCGGAGATTGGATGATCTGGCTCCTGGGTCATTCCAAAAAAATCACGAAAACTCAGGCAATCGAGATCGCGATAGTGTGCGCGAAACATGTGTATCACGACCCGGATTGGAACCGATGGGCGGATGCGTGGCTGGACGGATCGGATCGAGCCAAGGCGAGTGCGGAGATGGCGGCGAGGGCGGCGAGTGCGGCGGATTGGGCGGCGTATTGGGCGTCGAGTGCGGCGGCGTGGGCGGCGGCGTGGGCGGAGAGTGCGGCGGAGAGTGCGGCGGATTGGACGGCATGTGCGGAGATGGCGGCGAGGGCGGCGAGTGCGGCGAGTGCGTCGTGGGAGGCGAGTGCGGAGATGGCGGCGAGGGCGGAGAGTGCGGCGAGTGCGTCGTGGGAGGCGAGTGCGGAGATAAAATGGCAGGCCGACCGAATCCGAGAAATTGTTGAAAACCCCTGGGGGACGAAATGAACGCAAAAGACCTGAAAAAACTGGAATCGCTGAACCCATGCGCGGACGGGTTGGCGTGGGGAAAAACCCAGGAGTCACTACACGACGTGTACGAAAATTGCGAGCGCGGAGATTGGATGATCTGGCTCCTGGGTCATTCCAAAAAAATCACGAAAACTCAGGTGATAGAAATCGCGATCACGTGCGCGAAACATGTGTATCACGACCCGGATTGGAACCGATGGGCGGATGCGTGGCTGGACGGATCGGATCGAACCAAGGCGAGTGCGTCGAGTGCGTCGAGTGCGGCGAGTGCGGCGTATTGGGCGGCGAGTTCGGCGATGGCGGCGTATTGGGCGGCGAGGGCGGCGTGGTCGGCGAGGGCGGCGAGTGCGGCGAGGGCGTTGGAGTGGGCGGAGATGGCGGCGGAGAGTGCGGCGAGGGCGGCGTCGAGGGCGGAGATGGCGGCGTCGAGGGCGGCGAGGGCGGCGGCGGAACGTAAATGGCAGGCTGACCGAATCCGAGAAATTGTTGAAAACCCCTGGGGGACGAAATGAACGCAAAAGACCTGAAAAAACTGGAATCGCTGAACCCATGCGCTGACGGGCTGGCGTGGGGAAAAACTCAGAACTCACTGCACGACGTGTACGAAAACTGTGAGCGCGGAGATTGGATGATCTGGCTCCTGGGTCATTCCAAAAAAATCACGAAAACTCAGGTGATAGAAATCGCGATCACGTGCGCGAAACATGTGTATCACGACCCGGATTGGAACCGATGGGCGGATGCGTGGCTGGACGGATCGGATCGAACCAAGGCGAGTGCGGCGAGTGCGGCGAATGCGGCGAGTGCGGCGTGGGTGCCGAGTGCGGCGAGTGCGGCGGAGAGGGCGGCGTATTGGGCGGCGAGTGCGTCGAGTGCGGCGAGTGCGGCGTGTTGGGCGTGTTGGGCGGCGTGTTGGGCGTATTGGGCGGCGAGTGCGTCGAGTGCGGAGATAAAATGGCAGGCCGACCGAATCCGAGAAATCGTGAAAAATCCATGGGGGACGAAATGAACGCAACTGATCTGAAAATCCTTGAGGACATGAACCCATGCGCTGACGGGCTGGCGTGGGGAAAAACTCAGAACTCACTGCACGACGTGTACGAAAACTGTGAGCGCGGAGATTGGATGATCTGGATCCTGATTCGTTCCAAAAAACTCACGAAAACTCAGGCAACCGAGATCGCAATCACGTGCGCAAAACATGTGTATCACGATCCGGATTGGAACCGATGGGCGGATGCGTGGCTGGACGGATCGGATCGAACCAAGGCGAGTGCGGCGAGTGCGGCGAATGCGGCGAGTGCGGCGTGGGTGCCGAGTGCGGCGAGTGCGGCGGAGAGGGCGGCGTATTGGGCGGCGAGTGCGTCGAGTGCGGCGAGTGCGGCGTGTTGGGCGTGTTGGGCGGCGTGTTGGGCGTATTGGGCGGCGAGTGCGTCGAGTGCGGAGATAAAATGGCAGGCCGACCGAATCCGAGAAATCGTGAAAAATCCATGGGGGACGAAATGAACGCAACTGATCTGAAAATCCTTGAGGACATGAACCCATGCGCGGACGGGTTGGCGTGGGGAAAAACCCAGGAGTCACTACACGACGTGTACGAAAATTGCGAGCGCGGAGATTGGATGATCTGGCTCCTGGGTCATTCCAAAAAAATCACGAAAACTCAGGTGATAGAAATCGCGATCACGTGCGCGAAACATGTGTATCACGACCCGGATTGGAACCGATGGGCGGATGCGTGGCTGGACGGATCGGATCGAACCAAGGCGAGTGCGGCGAGTGCGGCGAATGCGGCGAGTGCGGCGTGGGTGCCGAGTGCGGCGAGTGCGGCGGAGAGGGCGGCGTATTGGGCGGCGAGTGCGTCGAGTGCGGCGAGGGCGGCGAGGGCGGCGGCGAGTGCGGCGAGTGCGGCGAATGCGGCGAGTGCGGCGAGTGCGGAGTATTGGGCGGCGAGTGCGGCGTATTGGGCGTATTGGGCGGCGAGGGCGGAGATAAAATGGCAGGCCGACCGAATTAGGGAGATCGTTGAAAACCCATGGGGGAAAAAATGAACGCAAAAGACCTGAAAAAACTGGAATCGCTGAACCCATGCGCTGACGGGCTGGCGTGGGGAAAAACTCAGAACTCACTGCACGACGTGTACGAAAACTGTGAGCGCGGAGATTGGATGATCTGGATCCTGATTCGTTCCAAAAAACTCACGAAAACTCAGGTGATAGAAATCGCGATCACGTGCGCGAAACATGTGTATCACGATCCGGATTGGGACCGATGGGCGGATGCGTGGCTGGACGGATCGGATCGAACCAAGGCGAGTGCGGAGAGTGCGGCGAATGCGGCGAGTGCGGCGTGGGTGCCGAGTGCGGCGAGTGCGGCGTATTGGGCGGCGAGTGCGGCGAGTGCGGCGGAGTGGGCGGCGTATTGGGCGGCGTATTGGGCGGCGAGGGCGGCGGAGAGGGCGGCGTATTGGGCGGCGAGGGCGGCGAGGGCGGCGGCGAGTGCGTCGAGTGCGGCGAGTGCGTCGAGTGCGTCGAGTGCGGAGTATTGGGCGGCGAGTGCGGCGTATTGGGCGGCGAGGGCGGAGATAAAATGGCAGGCCGACCGAATTAGGGAGATCGTTGAAAACCCATGGGGGAAAAAATGAACCGACACCTTAAGCCTCGTTTGGCAACAGTCGAGGAACTAATCCAGACGCTCGTAGTTGACTGTCAGGTCCAACTTACGATTGATTTGTTCGGAGGAGAAATTTCTTGTGATGGAGTTTGGACCCCCGAAAACTGTAAATGCACCATAAAAAAAGAGTTTCACGTGATCGGGAAAACGGTTAGTGACGCATTGCAGAAAGCCATCAAGGAGGTTAGTGAATGAATGAGAACAACGGACCGTTGCCTTGTCCATTTTGTGGAGGTCCAGCCTACGGAGAGGCTGATGATAGAACCAAACGCGAGACGTATGTTCCGGCATTAGCTTGTCCCGGCCACGGGGGTCCAGAATGTCCACCAAAGGAGCTTTTGAAATGACCGGACCATGCGACATGTGTAAAAGTGTTGGGCCGTTGAATCGTCGGGGTGAGTATTCATTGTGCGACGAATGCACCCAAGACTACGATACAGAAGACGGACCGGAGGACGACGAATGAGAAAACCACTTGGTCGTCTTTTCAAGGACGGCAATATGTGGTGCGCTGTTTTTGATGACTTCATAAATCCACAAGAGAGCAAACAGGGTTTCGGTGAAAAAAAGGACGACGCAATAGCCGAATTGCTGAAAGATTGACCCCGCTAGACGGGCAAGGAGGATGGGGATGACCACGAACGCCCAAAAGTGCTGTGAGAATTGCTTTTTCTTCGCCAACAGTTTAAACCTTCCTCTTTGCACTAGATTCTCGGAACCCACACTTCCTAACATATCGTGCGCTAAGTGGAAACCGGGAAAAGATTTTGTAGTTTTCCCGAACGATACTTGCCCAGATTATGTACGGCTTCCTAAAATTTAACCCCGCCACAGCGGGAATGGACGTATACAAACGATACTCGGTTTATTTACGGGTATCGTTTTTTTATTCTTTAAACCACCTTCTGCGCGACGATCCTTCCACTCTCCTAACCTGCTGATCGAATCCAATATTGTGCATGATCTGGCCGATTCTCTTTTGAATAATTCCGTTCATTTTGTCTATGGTAATATTTAAGGCGCCATCGGCTATCTCTGAAGTGGTCAATCCGTACTCATCTCTATATCTTTCGCTAACCATTTTACTAATGGCTTCTTCCCATTCGTCATGTATCGTTCTTAAGTCTTGTTCTGCTTTAGTTTCTTCCAACGGAACATTAAACCACTTTTCACCAGACTTGTATCTTTTGACCGCTTCCGCAAACAATTGATCCCGATCTTTTTTCAAATCTTCAACATTTATTCTTGAAACCCTTATAGGCCAAAACCTTCTATTGCCTGTTGTATCCTTAAAATAATGCTTTTCATTGGTGGTTCCCGCAAATATACATTGGCGTGGATGCTCGGAAGCGTGTCTTCCATATTTTTCCCTATAACGATCCGATTGAGTGGTAAGCATGGCTTTAATTTTAGTTGCTTCGGCCTTTCCAAATGATTCCATTTCTGCAATTTCGGCAATCATTTTTCCTTGAAACACTTCATAGAAATCATTAGACATGACTGATTCGGTTAAAGATACATACCATTTTCCTCCAATGATTCTTAACGACATGGTTTTAAATGTTTCTTGTTTTCCTTCAAGAATTACCATGTTATCAACTTTACATCCTGGGTCAAAGATTCGAGCAACCATTGAAATCCAGAAATTCTTGCTTATCGCTTGGGCATAATATCCGCGTTTGCATCCAAAATAATCAGCAAAGAAACCATCGAGGCGTTCGTTCCCATCCCACACAAGTGATTCCATCCAGTCTTTCGGTTCATTTCTGGAGTTTTTGTGAGCATAAATATAAATCGCTTGAAACGCCATCTCAGTCGAAAACTTTGTTATCCCCAGGCGTCGCTGTAATTCCAAAACTATTTTATATGTGTCAAGGTCGGACCATTCTTCGGGTTCTCCGTACAAAGACGTGAAAACCTTATTGTGAAATTCATCCCACCATATTTTCCCTTCAAAAGACTTGTCACCGTCCAATACGCGAAGCCCGTTGTCCAGGTTAGCAAACGGCACTCCGTGACCGTTTCTGGAAATACTTAGCTCATCCCAAATGACGTTTAAAGAAACCGTAGGCTTGAGTTCGTCAATCGGTTCTGATACATAAGTTGTAATTAATGGACTTGCCCATTCAACAAAATTTTCATAAGTCATGCCTTCGTTTAAAGCGTCTGCGGCGTCCCATTTTGATGGTTTGTCTTTGGGATTAAGTATTTTAATGTCTTCGCAATCTCTAGATAAAATACCGGCAATGTCTTGGGCGGCTTTTTTACCCGGTTCATCAGCGTCGGGCCAAATCAGAATTTTTCGCCCTTTTAGAACGGACCAATCGTTCTTATAAACGCTGTTTGCTCCATGACTCCATGTGGTAACGAGACACGTTGACCCCATTATTTTACGGCAAGCGTCTGCGGATTTTTCGCCTTCGACCACAACCACGGATGCAGTTGGATTTAAGGACAGGATGTCTAACCCGTATAGCGGTCGTGGCTCTGGATAAGCTTTGGCTGTCCACTTTCCATCAACCAAGTGGTATGGAGTGTATTGCTTTCCCTGAGCAGTTTCCCGGCGAGTCACGTAAAATAATGCGTTTCCATTCTTATCGTTATATTTCCAAAACAATCCTTTGGGTTTGAATTCTTGAATTTCTTGATGTTTTGAAGGCGATAACCTTTCTGCGGCTTCGCCCTGTTTAATATTGTGTATTGCGGCGTATAACGAAATCAAATCTCCACCGCGAACCTCTGAATTCGCATGATCCATCCATTGTCCAGTTTCAATGTTTACACATAGCGATTTACCGTTTCCACCTTTTAAATCAGAGCAAACGTATTCTTTTCCCTGAAATTTTCCTCCAGGAAGCCATTCGGGCAGTAAATTTCTTGAGTTAGACGCGAGTTCCCATGCAAGGGATTGAAAGTCTATTTTAGGCAAAGTTTATCCGATCAATCGAATTGTGTTTTCGATTTAAGCATGTACTACCGCTTGAGTTTAAATTTTTCGCATATGGCGTATTTTGGATTCCTGTGTCCAAACAAGAAACAAAAAAAGAATTTATGACGACGTTCTTTGTTAAACTGGCAATTTAAACATGTATAGTCGGAAGACGATTCTTGATATTTGAACCTCGCCTTCATCTCTCTTTGGGTAATCAATCGGTTGGGATCGGTTTCCACAATGTTGGTTTCTGTCTTCTCGAACAAATCAGGATTAGTTTTGACTATCATAATCCCTCCATTAGTTTTAATGAATCTTCAACGCTCCAAACAATCCCGCCTCGTCCGCCGTTATCGTTCACCATCTGAACGAATGAAGCCTGCTCAACTGTAGGTTTTCCGTTACCTTCTTTGACTTCGATAGCAAGGAATTTTCCGTTTTTAATTCCAATTAAATCAGACGATCCGACGCATAACCCGGAATGTAAAACTCGCGCATGGTGGATTAAAACGTCACCTGGAATCAATCGAACGGTTTCTTGTTTGTGTATGAACCTATAGTCGCCTATCCAAGCTTGAGCGACGTTGTTTCTAAATAAACGCGCTCCTTGTCTAGAGGCTTCTAGTTGAATAGTTCTCATTAGGTCGGGCTCGTTCATATAGCCGCCTTCCTTTGCCTAGCATTCCAAACGTGTCTGGCCCACGCCTTGGGATGGTTATATCCCCTCTGCTGTGCCACGGTAACGAGGTCTTCGTAAGTCTGCGCTGTAAATTGCGGAACTCTTACAACTCGCTCGACTTCTTTTAATTCTCCTTCAACTTCTCTCAACTTTTCAACAACGGCTTCAAACTTAAAACCACAGAACTTGCACACTCCAGACGGAACTTGAGCCGCAAAACATCTTGGACAAATTTTTACATGAACTTCTTGACTCGATTTTTTCTTGCCTACGTTTCCTTCTAAACTCCATTCTCTAACTTCGTCAGGCAATCCGTGACGCCTACAATTTCCAACATGGTCTAATATGATGGCGTAGTCTTTGCCTTCTGCTGGACGAAGGCACCTTCCAAGCATTTGCAGATACATGCTTAGGCTCTGAGTCGGCCTGAGCATTATTACCGCTTCAATTGCGGGACAATCGTATCCTTCGCCAAACAATTCAACGTTTGAAACGACCGATGTTTTCCCATCCTTGAAATCGTTCATCACACGATCACGAATTTCGGTTGGAGTTTCTCCGTCAACGTGTTCCGCTTTTACTCCAGCCGAGCGGAATTGTTCTACTATATGCTTCGAGTGTTCAATTGACGATGCAAAAACAACCGCGCGTTTACCACGGCACAACTTGAGGTATTCATTTATGGCGCTACCAGTAATGGTGGGCTTATCGACTCGTTCATTTGTCGCCTTACGATCAAAATCCCCCATCGTTGTGCGAATACCGGTCATGTCAACCGTTGAAGGAGCATATAGTTTGTAATCCGAAAGAAACCCGGCTTCAATCAACCAAGAAACGGTTGGACCTTTAACCATTGCCTGAAAATATTTTCCTAAACCCTTTCCATCCAGTCTTTGAGGCGTGGCCGTGAGTCCGATATGAAACGCTTCTGTAATTTGATTAAATATAAACTCCCAATTCTTGGCGGCTAGATGGTGACATTCATCATATATAATAAGACCAGGTTTTGACATATGTTCATAACGTCTCTTAAGACTTTGAATGGAGCATATTTGAACCGGAAAATGCGGTTCTTCCATAAATCCAGCAGACACGACTCCGCATGGAACTCCTACGTTAGAGAATGCCTTTAGGACTTGGCGTATAAGCTCCCTTCGATGCGTTATAAACCACACGCGATTTCCCAACGCAACGCTGGATTTAACCATGTATGAAGCCAACACCGTTTTTCCTGACCCCGTAGGGGATTCGAGTATCATGGAACGAACACCAGAACGCATGAGCGCCCTGGCCTCGTTGCTCATTTTTTCTTGGTATGGGCGGAGCATTTATTTGATGTCTTCCATTAGCATCTCAATCGTCACTCCCCACTTCATTTTGTTTGACGCGGATAATACTGATTTCCAGTTATGAGCAGGAATAACTCCCCTGGTTTTCCAATGATGTAAAACAGACCGCTCCACTCCAACGGCGCGAGCGGCTTTAGTCAAACCGCCAGATTTTTCAATAATACGTTCTGATGTGTTCATTTTGATTTCCTTTCAGATAAATATTATATCATTCGAAGGTTGACAAGTCTAATACAATCGGATACAATATTCAAACGTTGTCAATTCATCAAGGAGAACGAGCGTGAGCGAGATAATCAAGTCTAACCCAAAAATCACGTCTGGAAAAAGAAAAGAGCCGTTGACTATTATGTTGTATGGCGTTGCTGGTATCGGTAAAACGCAACTAGCTTCTGAATCCGAAAATCCAATTTTCATCGGAGAACGCGGAAATTTGCTTTTGGACGTTTCCCGCTTTGACGAAGAAAAAACATTTGCGGAGTTTGTCGAAGACATCAAATGGTTGATTGAAAATGAACACATTTACAAAACTCTTGTGATTGACACTCTTAGCTGGCTTGAGCCTTTAGTGTTCCAAGAAGTATGTTCTGAGCAAACAAAACCAGCCAAAGACATTTCAAAGGTGCCACACGGTGCCGGTTACATTTCGGCTTATACAAAGATGGAAAGCGTCACAAAGCTTTTGAATGATCTTAAAGATAAGAAAAAAATGAACGTTGTGATTATTGCTCATTCAAAAGTTAAGCCATTTAATGATCCCACTTCGATTGAACCATACGATAAATACGTTCCTTCGTTGAACGAAGCCATTTCCGCAATATGGGTCAAGTACGTCGATGCCCTCATCTTTATGAACTACGAAACGTTTGTAAAAGAGGGAGAACGACGGGCTTATGGAGACGCGCTTCGTATTGCTTACACCGAAGAACGTCCTTCATTCCAAGCTAAAAACCGTTACGGGTTGCCTTATCGAATTGCCATGCGCAAAGGGGAGGGATGGAAAACTCTAGTTGAAGCGATTGAAAAATCAGAACCAAACAGTCTGGAAGTGTTGCAACGAGCCGTTGCCGAATTGCGAAAGACAATTTCAGGGGAGCCTGAATTTTTGTCTAAGGTTGATAAGTCAATTGCCGATGCCGGTGTGGATTTGACTAAGTTGACGGCCATTCGCGACCGGATGGTTGCATTAACGGGAGGGTTAAAGTGAAAAAGTTAGATAAAAGAGACAAGGAAATCAAAGACTTGAAGATGGCTTTGTTGGTTAAAGATAGCCAATTGTTCAAACTTCGTAATGTAGAAGAAGAGCTTTCTAGGATTAAGGTTCTGTTAAGGCCTTATTCTATTAAAACTGCTAAAAATAGTTCGCCTTTTACAATTTCTGGTGTTGAATTAACCAGCGAAGGCGCATTGGCTGATGTTATTGATAGGTTGAACACTTCACTAACAAGATGCTCTGAATTGTCTTTTGTTTGCGATAAATACTACGAACTACTTAACACGGCTTTTACAGGAAAACGAGAAGGAGAAAAAGCATGAGAATCAAGCCCGGAACATACCCTGGTACGTTGACTGATTATGGAATCTCAGAAACCAAGGCCGGTGATCCTCAAGTGTTTCTGATATTCGACGTAAACGCAGGAGATCAAGGCAATTACAGTATGACTTGGTACGGGTTAATGAATACCGTTGCTAAGGAATCCGGAAAGAAAGCTCCAATCGAATACACGATCAAGACCATTCTTGATTGCGGATTCTCTGGTGAGTCTCCTGAGCTTCTTGCGGCTGGACCTGAGTCTAATTTGATGCCGTTGGGCATTGCAATGGATTTACGGGTCGAAGACAATACCTACGATGGTACTACAACCAGCAGAATCAGGTTTGTAAACGTTCCTGGTCAAGGTGGTGGACCTGGACGAGTAGGATATGAGGAGGTAACTAAGAAGGTAAGCGTTGATGCTATCCGCGCCGAATTGATTAAGCAACGCGCTAACCGTCCACATGTAGAAAAAAAACAAGATGTAGGGTGGTGAGTATGTACCAACTAATCGAGGTGGATCAAAACACACCCGCTTGGTTGGATTGGCGCAAGAACGGCATAGGGGCCTCAGACGCCCCCGCCGTTCTGGGCGTCAGCCCGTATACCAAGCCTCAAAAGCTTTGGGCAATCAAGGTTGGAATGGATGTAGATAAACCAGTAAACAAATACATCATGGATAAGGGCCATGATTTTGAAACCCGTATTCGAGCTAAATACGAGTTTGAATCAGAAGGTAATTGGCCTTCGGTTTGCATGCAATCGGTTGAATTTCCATACTTAAGGGCTTCGTTGGACGGATGGAACGGTAAAAATATCATCGAAATTAAGATGGTTGGAGCAAAGATGTTTGCTTCTGATGATATACCGCCTCACCATTACGCTCAATTTCAGCATCAAATGATGGTTTCTGATGCCGAAGACATGACCGAGATTTACGGTTTGATTGACGAGTTTAACGAACTCAAAGACAAGAAACGTCTCGTTGTTCGCGACGAAAAGTTTATTGATGCCATGTTTCACAAAGAAGTGGAGTTTTGGAAGATGGTTACGGATAAGGAGTGGAGATGATTGGCGGCATCGACGTTTCTCACTGGAACGGTAAAATTGATTGGCCGAAAGTAAAAACATCGTTTGCGTTTTGCAAGGCCACTCAAGGAATGGGTATGATTGACCACACGTTCCAGACGAATATTCAAGGTTGTAGAGATAACGGGATCGTTCCAGGAGCATATCATTTCTTAAATCCTACTCAAAACGGGCGAGATCAGGCAGACTTTTTTGCAGAATACGCAAAGCCCGATATGTTACTTGCTTTGGATTGCGAAGGAGACGGTTGGAACGCATTAACACCGCAAGAATGTGCTGACGAAATCGGTGTTTTTATGACATTCTGCAAGATTAACATTGGCAAGTATCCGTTATTGTACTTCTCGCCTTCGTTCGCAAATGACAGGTTGCGAAGGTTCCCGATCAAGCAGTATAATTGGTGGGTAGCTTGCTATGCTACAAAGATGCCTGCCGACTTTTCTACCGCGAAGTTCTGGCAATACACTGAATCTGGTGGATGCCCTGGAATTCAAGGCAAATGCGATCTGGATATGTTCTTTGGCGAACGAGAAGATTTACTAAAATTGTGAGCGAAAAATGAAACTCGGAAAACAACCAGTTCGGCATGACCCCCGAACCCTCAAACTTGCGAAGTACCTGCCACAGTTACCAACGCCCCCGCCCGTTTGCGATTGGGGCACGAAGGTAGCGTTTTGGAACATGCTGGCCAATGACTCGGTTGGGGACTGCACATGTGCCAGTGCCGGTCACATGCTCATGGCGTGGACCTCTAGCGATGCCACAGAATTTGTCCCGACTGACGCGCAAATCCTATCCGCCTATTCCGAGATCACGGGTTATGATCCTAAAACCGGGATGAACGATAACGGCGCAGTGGAACTGGACGTCCTGAAATACTGGCGCAACAAGGGAATCGCTGGTAAAAAGATTCTCGCATACGTCAAAATCGAAGAGAAAAACTTCAACCAACTGAAAACTTCGGGGTGGTTGTTCGGTGGGGTTTACATCGGCGTTTCTCTGCCCGTCGAGGCCCAGAACCAGAAAATTTGGGACGTGACACCCGGAGAAACCCCTGGCTCATGGGGTGGACACGCGGTCCCGGTTGTGGGGTATAATGCACAAGGGCCGGTCGTCGTCACTTGGGGTGAGTCAAAACAAATGACGTGGGCGGCGTACCTCGCATGGTGTGATGAAGCCTATGCGATTTTAAGCGGAGATTGGACGGGCCCGGATAATCTCACGCCCAACGGGTTCGATATGGTTCAACTGGTTTCGGATCTGAAAGAATTAGACGGTGCGTCGTCGGTTGAGAAACCGGATTTGTGGGAAAGGATCAAGACGTGGCTGAAAGACCTTTTTCATTAACCTAGTAGGTTAAGACTTTTGGGAGGGATTATGAGCATCATTGAAGACTTGGCAAGCGTGGCAGTAAAAACCGCATGTCTCCCAATTTCAGTAGTTAAAGACGTTGGCAATGTCATTGAAGGTGACAATGTGGATGCTACGGCGTCAAACGTTGAGTCGATCTTGGACGACATTTTCGGATAGTAGGTGCATCAAAAAACTCAGGAGGAAGTATCGTGTCAAACTGGAAAACTGTTTTGTCGGATTGGTCGGGTTACGCTCTCACGTTGGTCTTGGGATTCGTGAGCGTTCCCTCGGCGTCGGTGCTGATTGAGAACATCTACAACTACATCGCGGCTTCGATCTCGGCGGGTGCATCTCCTATTGGCGCTCCCCCGGCGTGGTTGCTGTTGGCTCTTTCGGTTATCGGGTCTTTGCTGGGTCATGCTCTCGGAATCAGCCATGTACAGGTCAAGAAGGCTTTGCGCCTCAAGGGCTTGATTAAAATGCTGGCATTGTTCGCGTTCTTTGCGATGGTCGGGACGGCCTCGGCTTACGAGTGGAACATTCCAGCCAATCAGGTTCGTTTCTCTCAATCCACGTTGAAAAGTTTGGCGTTGAATAAAAAGCTGACGGCGGGAACGAGTGAGACGGACATTATCACGGCCCCGACCGCCGCGCTTGCTTGCGGGACGGTTAAATCCTCATACGGGTTTAGTTTCTCGTATGCGGTGCTGGTCGGAAAAATTTCATACGTGAACGACACAACCAGCAACTACTCAAATTATTTCGGGTTGGGTGTTTCGGGTTACGCCGACTTGGGAAATTTTATGACGACCGATTACAGCATAAAGGACACATTTAAAGGCGGATTCAACGCGATCCTTCCCGAAATGTGCGGCGTCACTCCGGGTGTGTCCGAGGTTTGGGCCTACAAGCAAAAACCTACTTTTCTCGTAACGGCAAACGTTCCGTTGGGATCGACTCACAAAGTTTGCAAGGTTCATTGATTCGTTATTCGTTCGGCGGGGTGGGTCAAACCATCCCGCCTTTTTTATTTAAGCATATAATCCAGTAGACGTTACCAGCCATCCCTTATATAGAGAAGTTCCAGCTGGAGTGTTAATAAATCTAATCATGGCCCATCCATTTTCTGGGATAACAACATCAGATGGAATGTTAAATCTATTAATCGCCAATGATTCGGTGTTTTTAGATTTCAAAGTTATGGTTCCCCCTATCACATTAAACAATAGCAAATCTGTATCTATTGTTCTGCTTTCGGAGTTTATCCCAGTGATGTTTACGACTTCTGAAGTAACTATTCCCAGTTCGGTAACATTTCCATCCGCGAAATCTTTCCCAGCAGTATCAACCGGGCTATAATTATTTATAGTCCCGTTAATTACCGGAGCAACCATTGTGTAAACATAAGGAACATATGCCGGTCCAGCCGGTCCTTGAGGTCCAACTGCGCCTTCTGGAGGTTGAACGCCAAGGTTTCCATCTTCATCGAACACGATCGTTTTATTTGCTCGAATATAGGCCGTTGGAAGATCAAGCGTTGTAGCCCCAGCAGGTTCACTATCAGGAGCTTTGACGCTCTTGGATATTTGTTCCTTATTCTGCAAGTCTTCCAACGCAAGTTTGTCAAACTCATTTTCGTGCAACACAGCGTAGTATTCCGCGTTGTTTCGTATTGAAGTGATTTGAGTACCATCCAGGTTGGATATGATCGAAAGTTTATACCCGGAGCTAAGTATATCCGTGAGCGTTATCGTTCCGCCTTCGGTATAATCCGTTGGTGCTTTGATTCCAACAACCGTGTAATCGTCGTTTATTACCAAGTCTGCGCTTGACCCGGTTGAAACCTTGGTAACTATCAGCCTCAGGTTCGAGATGTTGAACACGCAAAACGAAAATGTGAATGGTCCAGCTATGCCTGTCCCGGCATAATCAGTGCGTATGGAAGTCGATGCGATTGTCATTTTAGTACCTCGTTTTTCTGGTTAACAAATCTTTGATGGATGCGTTACCATTTTCGGCAATATCGTCGTATAAGTTTTCGGCCCATGTATCAATTAGTTTCGGAACATGAGATACTTCAGAATAGAATTTAATCATTTCTTCGGCATCTTTCTTTTTAAATTCATTATTATTGAAAATCATTTTTTCGGTATTGGATAAACCGTAAATCGCATCTTCTCCAATTTGTTCTAATGGAAGCAAATGCAACGCAGGTTTAAATGCGTCGCTTTTTTTTGTTACGGCTCTATACGCGAAAGAAGCTAAGTTTTTTCCTCCAGGAGCCAATTCCAAAGCAGAAGTACCAATCTTTTCCCAAAGTCTCTTTTTCTGTTCTTCGTCATTTTTGTTTCCATTTGTTGAAGAAATATTTCTTAACAATTCTGAAGAACCAAATCCTATCAAACTCATCATTAATGGGAATCTAACAATCATTCTTGCCACAACAGCGGAGGCGGCCAGGAATCCTTTGCTATCATAAGCTGGTCCAACTTGTTTTCCCATTTTATAGGCCCTGTTATACATCGTTGCAAACACTTGATATGCCGGACTAAAGCTCTTGGTTAATTCCCCTCCTCTCATAACTCCGGTATGTTGAAGTTTAGAGGCGCTTCCCAAAAGGTTATCTACCGTTTCGGAAGCCATGTATTTTGCGGTTTCTTCGTTTTTGCCCTCTTTAATTGCATCAGAATAAACTCTGTACCACTCAACGTGAGAAACAATTTTATCTGCGCTCCGTTCAGTTATGAACGTTGTATGTTCAATGAATGAAAGCAATTTATTCTTTCCAGAAAGCGCTTCGTGTAACGCCTTTGAATCGTAGCTAAACATTTCAGAACGATATTTCATTGAAGGTTCTAGTTCTTGAACCTTTTTAACCAAGTCGTCAAGTTTTCCGCTCCAAGGGTTGATGCCGTAACCAAACAATATATTAGATGCGTGAGAAACACCTTTTTCCCAGAATATATTATTCACGTCCGATCCATATTTAACCAAAAACATTGGGGCTCTGTATCCAATATTATAAAATATGCTGGTGACTCTTCCGTATCTGAACAGTTTATCGAGCATTCCTTTTGCATCATCACTACCGCAAGCCAAATAATTAACTTGTGTTTGAAATACGCTTGCGCCTCTAACAGTAAAAGCATCTTCTAAGGCCGTTTTAACGTTCTTGTCTTTAAGTATTTTGTTGGCGTCTCTGATACCTTCTTGCCAAGCCAAATAATGGCATGTATCTTTAATATATTGCTCATGAACTTCGGGGTTTAAATTTAACGCTTTTCCCGTACCTTTTTCTATCTGATTTTTCAAAAAACCATTATTAACATCAAAAGGTTTAAACGAGTTCATTTGATCGGGTCTTGAAACTTCAACGGGCTTAACATCAGTTCCAAAGTCTTTATCATAAGACTTATGGTAATACCATCCTTCGTACATTTTACCTTTAAAAGTAACAGGAACTTTTTCAACCGGCTTTGGAGCAACACCATGAGCCCTTAATTCTTGTGCAACGAACTTTGGCCAAAACTTCTCGTCTTCTTTTGAAATATCTGAAATATAATCCATATCCTTTTCTGTAAGTTTATCTTTCATTCTTTCAATGGTTGCTTCATCAAACCCGTTTCCTTTAATTATGTCCGCTTTGCCAGCAACATTTCCAATGTACCTCATTACTCCGTACAGTTGACCAATCGTAAAATCTCTCATTTTCCCATTACCAACATCAACCGAAACCGTTTCATTCATCCGTTTACCAATGCCATCTTTCCCAAAATGCTTTTCTGCAATGTCTAATTCAGATTTAACGCGTTCATGCGTTAATTCTCGCTCTTTGTTATCGCAATCCCTTAACGGCCTTGTAAAAAACTTGTGCGCGGGTCCGTCCGGGCCTCCGTCGATGATCTCGGCAAGAGTTTCAATTTGGCCCATTTCAAGCAACGTTTTATCTCCGACCGAAGTCCACCAATGTTTTAGTTCCTTGGCTCTATCCGAATGAGAATCTCCAACATTGGCCTTAATTGCATCGGTTATAGACTTATTTATTTCTTTTAAATTTGTTTTTGTTTTGTCATTGAGCAAAACGTTTTCGTGCCTTCCGTCCGTATAAATGGCACTTACCGCATTAACTACTGTAGATAATTCATCAAGAGTTAAACTGTTTTTATCAATGGGTTTCGATTCTAACAAATCCACCGGGACATAATCGCTTAATCCTGCGTGTTCCAAACCTTCGGATTTCAACCTACTCAAAAACGATGAAACCGTTTCTGGCTTCCAAGAACCTTGCGCTCCGGTCATTCCAGTAGCGTCTGAAATTTCTTTTTGACTTTTACCTTCCATGTTGTCTGCCATTGATTCCCAAGTGCCACCGGGTTGAGGTTTGACCTTATCCGCTAATCCAAACTTTTCCAGCAAACCATGAGCAATTTTTGCGTGTCCAACCGGAACCGTTAATAATGGTCTGTTATCAATGGACGTTCTATCAGCCAAGTCTTTGGCCTTGGATTCAAACTTCCCGATTATTTCTGCGTTGCGAATGGCTTGTTTTGCCATCTCGTGATTGATTAACTCCTTCTCCTTCCAAATGGCCGCATTCTTATAATCTTTTTTATTGGCATATTCCGAGGCTTTAATTGCTGAATTTTTGGACGCCGTTATATATGTCGAATAACTCTTGGCTTCGGTCAAACCTTTTCCAGAAAGATTTATTCTGGCCTGTTCTTTTGCCTTCTCTTTTAATGCACCTCTTGAAGCGCGTTCTTCTGCTTGCGTTTGTTTTTTTACTTCCGAAACTTCTGCAAGTGTTTTTTGAATGTCTTCGTTAGACATTCTCTTGTATAAATTTAATTCTGCACTCAACGCTTCTGATCTAGCATCTCCATAAAGCGTTGATATTTTTCCCGCAGTGTCCGAATTATAGGCCAACGGCTTACCAACTCCCAATTCCGTTTTAATCTTTTCACTTATTTCGTATTTTTTATCTGCGTTAACCATAACCTTTGCCACTTCGGAAGCGTCTTCGTATCCGTATTTAATGGCAAGGGAAGTCAACAAATCTTGTTTTGAACGATCTCCATCAATGAACTTTTGAGCCTCTTCTTTGTAGTTTTTGAATCCAAAATCATCAATCATCTTGTATTTAGGGTCTGCATCTACTTCTTTTGTGGCCTTATCTTCAGCCAAGGCATAGGCATGGGATTCTTCAACATTGTCGTAAGGAATCAAGTTCCTTATTTTTTGCTCAATCACTTCTTCAACAGACCTGTAATTAATATCTTTCTCCGCCTTGGCTCTTGCAACGTCTTCATCTTCTCCATGCTCCATATAAGATTTCATTTTAGTTTTTAGATTAATGTCAATGGCGTCTTGTGTAGCCTTTGCGTATCTTGCAGTCCAAAGAGACATTTCATTAGGATCAACTCCCTCCGGGGATTCAGAATTATATCCCATGTCTTTTTCTGCTTTTTTAATTTCATCTTTAGACGCCAAAATCCTATCGTAAACTCCGCGCATCCTAGGAGTCATTTCAACTCCAAGATACCTTTGCATGATGTTTGCCGTTGGATAAACTTCTCTTACCCAGTTCATAAAACGATCAAACATTCGTTTCATGCCTGGAACAGGAACATCACCTTCCCAAAGCCTATATTCAAAACCACGAGCAAACTTTTCGTGCATCTCCCTTGCTTCTTTGGTGTACTTTCCGCCTTCTTTTGAGAAAACATCATCCCAAGACTTTGCTCCAACCCACTTAAAGAACGATTCAGAATCTTCTTTTAAGTCTTTGGGCGCGCCTTCCAATTCAGACAAATGTTTCATCATGAACAAAAACGCATGTCCGATTTCATGGAACATTGTGGACTTGTCGGAGTTTTCGTTAAGTAACACTTTAAACGTCATTTTCTTGGTCAACGGATCATAGGCCGGTTGCATTGCTCCGCGATTCTTTTGATTAAACATCGCGTTTTCTTCTTCGGATATTGGCTTTCTATTTAAAATAAAATCTCTGGCGTCTTGCGTTTCTGGTATTTGACCAGAACGCAAAATTCCAAATTTTTCATTAGCCTCGTCTCTGTTTACGAATTTGCCATCTCCCAGCAAGAACCCCGCGTCCTTATCAGTTACGTTTTTATATCCAGCAAATCTTGCTTGTTCAAATGCCGCAAAATGACCTTCGGTTCCGGTGGTAGCAGTAAATATTCTTCCTGTCTCTGGGTCTTTAACTGCGGCTTTCATGCCTTCAAGTTGCCTCTGTCGATCTTTTATATCTTTTTCACTGACATTATTTTTCTTAAAAAAGTTATCGTAATCAGATTGGAAAAACTTTTCTGGAGCAGAAACTCCAAAAATTTCTTTTTGCTTGTCTTCCGAAATAACCGGAGCGTGTTCTTTTGATTCTTCAAATCCAAACATATCCCGAAGTTCTTTAACGGACTTTCCGGTTCTCTCAGAAAACGTTTTGTAACCAGCGGCAACGGTTTCCCCAAAAGATTTATTTTTAAACTCGTTTTTTATCTTTTGAAGTTCGGATTCGTTTTCATTCTTCTTTTGAACATCTGCCTTTAATTGAGCTACTGTTTTATCTTGCGGATTTATTTTAATGCTATCTGACAGCTTATCTACATCGCTCTTCCTTTCGGAAGTCAAAAACTTTTCCATTGGAATCACAACCTCGGTCGATCCCGGCTCTTGATAAGACTTTAATGCCTCTTCCCCAAATTGTTTTGCAACATTTTCGGGGCCTTCTTCTTGGTAAAGACGTTCAAATTCTTCCACCGGGATACGAACGTTTTCTGCTCCGTGTTGATCGGTGAATGCTTTTATGGCTTTTTGAGCCATTTCAGTATTCATTTCTGGGATGGATTTAGAAAGTTCGATTAACTTTCGTTTTGTATCCTCGGCATATTTAACATTGTTTTTAAGAACATCAGATTCAGACTTGTTACCAATAGCGCCTAAAAAGTGTGGCACTCCCATTACAGCGCCTATTGTTAATCCTCCGATGGTTGATTCTGCCAACTTGTTACCGAAATTTTCGAACGCTTTGGGGTTCTCTCCGCTTATTTTATCAACAGCAGAATCACCAAAAAGCTGAGCATCGTTTTGTGCGGACATTCCTAACGTACTTTTAGCGAAATTAGTGAACGCTATTCTGTATGTTGTTTTAGCTCCTTCATTTCCAAGAAATGAAGCCACAGCGGGAAATGTTTTTGAAAAAACATTTAAAACCGGAAGCATTGTCGCCGCCGTAATCCCTCCTTTGGCGGTTGCAGAAGCCAAAGCCATTTCGTCAGAAAGACCGTTCTTTTTGGATTCTTCATAACTTTCGGATAAAGTCCCAGCCCCCAAGTACGCCGCCGTTCCAAAACCTCCAGTTGCAACAGTAGACAAAATCAAAGACGCTATATTTGGAATTTCAGTAGTTAATTTTGCCGCAAGAGCATTGTAGTCGTGGTCTTTATAAGCTTTTTGCCAAGACGCATCATCGGCAACAGGAGTTGAAATAGTTTTTATGTATTCATCAAGTTTTGTTCTTGCAGATTCAAAAACACTTGGGTCTGAATAATCGTCATGTGCAATGGATTTTAAAACCTGATTAGGAGCGTCCAATGCGTTTAATGCAAAAGAACCCATCTTCAACGTTCCCTTGTATAAATCTTTTATCTTTCCTTCGGCGTCCGAAAGACCTTGCAAAGAATTGTGGCAAGCCGCCATGTTCTTGGGGTCTTCAAGAAATCTTGCCAATCCTGGACTTCTATCTTGCAAATTGTCCCAATATTCTTTATCTGGACCGCTCATTACAGACTTAGCTTCTTTTAAATTGTTTAAAACCTTGTCTGGATCAATTCCAGTTTTTTTAGAAATTTCCAAAGCGTCCGCATTGTCATTGGCATTGGAATCTGAAACTTTGCTGTAAAGCGACTGAAGATACGACTTTTTGTCTTCCGATGTTGCAATGCCCATCTGCATTTCGCCTTCAACCGTAGACTTGTCTCGATAGTTTGGAACAGGTTTTTCTGGATATGTATTCCCCTCCGTAGGAGCCACCCTTGCCCAAGGCTCTTCCGTTGGTTGAACCATAGGTTGATTTTGGTCAACAGCTTTTAAATCAGAGCTAGGAGCCACTCTTGTCCACGGCTCATTATCTGGCATTTTATTCGACCTTTGTTTTGTTTACCTTCAGGCGTTTGCTTCCTGGAGTTGTGATTGATTTAGAGTATTCTTGCTGATCGTTTCCAACAGTATACCCGCCTTCAATGGCTTTTTCTATGTGTTCGACAGTTATTGGAACAATATTCCCGTTTTCATCCGGAGGTATTGATTTCAAATAATCAATGGCCTTTTTTACGGTTTCAACGCCTTCTGGTTTTGATAGATACGCGTCAAGCGCATTGTTTACAGAATCAATATCTTTGTACCCACCGGAATGTTTCATGTCTTTAACTATATCTTGGGCAGACGGGCCTATTTTTGTTTTAAGATTTTCAACATATTTTGCCGTTCTGACCTGTTCTTCTGGAGTGGTTAAGTTTCTATACAACGGTTGTTGCGTAGGAACGTTAAAAGTATTCCAAGCGCCGGACAAATTCTTGAAAAATTCAGCGTTTACTTTTTTTTCAGAACCAGGAGTTTCCAGCAAATTTTCATTAGCCCACTTTCTTATTTCGTCAGGTTTTAAATCTTTACCTTTTAAATAACTATCAAAAGCATCTCTGTTTTTGTAATATTGTTCTGAGCTTTCCCCAAATTTATTTTTCAGCATTTCGTCCACGTTATCAACCGCAAGCACCTTTCCTTTATCTAATCCGGTTCCGCTTCCTTTGCTTAACACTGAGTCTACATGTTCCAAACAATCCGAATAATCTTGAACGCTTATTTTACCCAAATCTTTATCTTTTTTTAACTGATCCATTTTTTGGTAAACGCTATCGTCTCCGGGTTTTATACCGATTTTAAAATTAACTTTGTATTCTGGGTTTGTACGAATGTCTGGAGGAGCATAAGCCCCGGCCGCAATTTTTGTCAAATCGTTTCTACTTACTGGATCGCCCTCTTTTGAATATTTCGCCCACTGTTTAACGGTTGAATCATAACTATATCGAGGGTCTTTAGTTTGATCGTATTTTTCTTTCTGAGTAATTACAAAATTCTCCCAAGCCCTAAATTCATCTGCTTTTTCTCCAATTATTTTTCCCTCTTGAATCTTCGCAAACCTCCACATGTCATTATAAACGGCTTGGGCGTGATTTTCATCTCCTTTAAACCGTTCATGGTTTCTTACGTAGTCCCAAAGTTGTTGAGGCTTAACGTTTCCTTGTTTATCAAAAAACTTTTTACTCTCGTCGTCGTAAATTCCTTTAATGCCTTCGTTCTTGTCTCCATAAAACTCTTGGTATGCCTCAGAAAAGTTAACGTCTGGCTTGTAATGCTCGGATAACTTTTGGTATTGATCTTCGGATATTAACTTTGCGTCTTTGTCTTTTTTAAGATCATCGGGTATCTGATATCCCAGGTTATGATCTTTTTTCTGATCAGAAATATTAACCCTAACCATTGCATGGTCTTCTTCGTTTTCTTTTTGAATTGCTTCTGGAGTCCAATGGTTAACCTTGGCCGCCTTTTCATTCATGTCGTGAAGATCGTTTAACGTCTGATTAACAATTGACGGATTATCATAATTATTTGAAATCGTGTGCATCATCTGAGCTTTTCGCGTCACAATTGCCTTGGCGTCTATAATTGGTATTTGAGACGCAACATGAGCGCCTATTTCAGAAGAAAGACGGTCTTTGTATTTGGCAGTTAAGTTGTCAAACGCTTGCTGTTGTCTTTGGTCTGTGATTCCAGACCTTAAAGATTTCGCGCTTTCATCAAATGCTTTTGCGGCAGGAGACACAGCTTCAAATGCGTTTGTACCTTTGTAGTCTTCAGCTTTCCCAACTAAGTTGTCTTTGAGTAGCCCCATCTTTGTTTCATAATTATTCTGAATCGCAAAATCCGCGTGTTCTTGAGCTTGCTTCATGTAATCTTCGGCAGACTTCTTTACTTCTTCTGCACCTTGAGCGTACCTCTGATTAACGTCTTCGTTGCTCGGAATATCAATATGTTCCCGAACATCGGGAGTTATTTCAGGTCTAACTTCGGGGGCCTTGAACGGACTTTCTACCGTTGGAACTCGTGTACTCATGATGCGGCTCCCGCGACTTTCATTCCGTCCGAAGCAAACCCAGACAACGCTCCATAGAACCCGGAACTCTTCTCGGATTCGGCCTTAACATCTTGAAGTTTGGCTTCGCCTTGGGCTTGTATAGCTTCCATGTTGTATCCAAACGCCTTAGCATAAGCGTTGTTTCTGATCGTTAAAATGTCTCTAGCACCTATTTCAGCCGTGGCGTTTGTTACGGATTGGGCGCCTTCGCTACGAACATTTATGCCTTGGCCTGCTTGAGCGGATACTTCTCCACCTATTTGTTGGGCGTTCCGTTCGCTCATGCGTTGTTCATCAAACGACTCTTGGTTCCAAAGTTCTTTGGTTCTGATGGATTGCAACTGGGCGTTGCGCATATATTCGCCAGAACGAAACTTGGCGGTTATAGCATTGGCGTTTCCTTCAATAAACGAACTAATCCCGGAATCCAAACCTTTGAGTATGTTGAGACCCGATTGGGTTGTTTCGTCTTGTTTTGAAGTCTTGGCCGCGGCGGTGGGTTCAATTGAAGATGTATCGTCGCTTCCGGTTGAAGACGAAGCATTAATCGTGTTACACAAATCATCAATACTTGATCCTGTATCTCCGGTTTCGGATGCAATGTTTTCGTCCGACATGTTATTTCCCCATTTCCTTCGCGTCGATGGTAAATCCTAGCGCGGAAATTGTTAACGGAAGCGGGTCTAAACTACGCACAAACCCTGCGGCTCCGTAAGTAAATGTACCTGCAAAGTTAACCAAAACACGCCCAGTAACCAAATCTACCGAACTGTCGTATCCGGCCTGATCCCTGATCTTCGCCTCAGTTAAACCAAAAACATTGTCCGTTGCATGGTTCGACCCTGGCATGTTCTGAGGAGAACTCAAGTTATCTCCGGGGTCTTGTGATCCAACCCAGAAGCTTTGAGATGATTTTAGCATTAAAGAGCATTGCTTGAGTATTGTCTTTTTGTTTATGTACGAGTCTTTGGGTTCATCATAATCAAGTGTTTCAATGCTTGACATGTAAGGAAATCCAACACGAAGCACTTCTCCGAAATCAGGCAACTTTGCGTATGTGTTTGAGTCCAAGGTTATGAACGACACCGTGTCCGAAATGTTTAGATTCATTGGATTGCAAGCAACGTTGGCGTCAATGGTGGCCGCAAGTCCCGTTGCTCCATAAATAGGAGTCGAGCATTGAACAATATCTTGTGCTAAGCTCCAATCTGTTGTTGCTAGATTCCTCATGTTTGCATATATTGCGTTATCCGTTGACCCGCCGTTTGTACCATCTGGAACAAAACGGTCAACTTCAACGATCATATTTTTTGGATCAATATATGAAACGGGAGTACACTTAACCAAGTATCCATCGGTTCCACGAATAAACCACTTTATGTGTTGATATAACCCATCCGAAGTGTCGGAAGGGAAGTAATTTTCAGAACAAGTCAACGTCCAAAGTTCTCCGTTTGTTGGAGGAATAAATGTCATGGTTTTATCACTCGTGTTTCTTCCGTCATACGAAACCGAGCAATCCAAAAAGTTTGAGTCTTTAACGTCAAACCATTGGTCCGAAGACATGCGTTCGATGAACCTGTAATCCGTTCCACCAATGGTTCGTTTTACAACAGCGTAAACGGCGTCTTCGATTCCCTCAATAACAGCGCAGAAGTTCTCAAAAGTACCTTGAGTGGTCCTTCTCCACCAAGCCGCAAGCTGTTGCTCTGGACAATAAGTCAATCCCAACGCTACTCCATCATTACGAACGCACCAAACTGTACCGTCATAAATGCGTTGGTAGTCCCAATCCTTGATCGAATATCCTTCCACCAAATGTTTCGAGAATAAAGTTATTTCTTCGGACGATGCAATGTATGTATAACCGTAAGGCGTTATTTGCACCTGCATATCTCTAACAAGCGAAGTCTGGGCTTGGGAGTATAGAACTGACTTGTTTATCTTTAACGGTCTTAAGTCTGAACAACCGTTATACGTTTGAGGAGTGCAATTAATGTTTGTTGTAGTCAGCGTTCCTGTAGAATCCCCCTTGAGTACAATTTCACCTTGATCCGTAAACACAATCAAAAACCCAAAGTTTACTAAGTGCTTGATCTTTGCCCCAGCATCAGCTTCAAGGTCTTGATGAATAATGGCATCATCCGACTGCAAGTTAGTTCTGGTGGTAAAGTTTTCTAAATATCCGGTTCTTGATGCGTTAAAACCCAAAAGGTTTTTATTCGTTGCGCACAAGCAAAGCCGTTGTTGGTAACTTTCAACGCACGAAGGATAATCATCTTTAGTAACAAATACCGGATTATAAGTGGGGGGGCAGTAGGTTGTGTCCGCTGTCATTCCAGTATCTTCAAAAGTATAACCCTGAGTTGAACCAATAAATCCATAAACTCCTCCAACGGATTTATAAATGTTGTATTCAACCTGAAACGGATAAGTGTTCTCAATAGAATACCTATTTATATCGAGAGTTATTGTTATCGGTTTTTCTCCGGTAGGAGCCGAAACGTTTTTTGATTTAATCTCGGTTGGCGCAATTTTTCCTGAAATCGTTGAAGGAATCGTTCCATATCCCGACGGATCGGTATAAATTCTAAAAACATTGTCTGCCAATCCGTTAATATAAACATTGAAAACCCTGTCATCAATTAATTCAATTTTTGTGCCCGTTATAAGTATTTGACTTCCGTTGTCTAAAATTTCAGCCGACGATCCATGAGAATTTTCTAATGTAGTTATCTCTATGTATTTGTTTGTTGTATCAAAAACAATGTTTGAAATATTTAAATTTCCGGAAGACCCGGCTTGAGTTTGTTCAGCAATAAACAGACCGTTTGTTAAACGTTCTCCGGCCGAATTATAACACTCTATTGGATTAAAACTAAATAAAGGGAAACTTTGATCCGCCCAATCTCCAACATATTCAAAATAAATGGCGTGATCTCCTGTGTTTTGGTCATACCATTGAGTCATCCAAAGAGGACCTACGGTTGAAGATCCATATGGAGTTTGAGAAACCAAAATTCTTCCTATGCCAACGGCATTGTCTATTATTGTTTGCAATGCTGATACCGATGCGGGTCCACTAAATTCAGATGTAGTAATGTTGTCAAATGTAAGTGAAAATCTAGTTATTATATACAATTGTCCCGGAGCAACTCCCCCGGTATCTCTTTTTAATCTTTGTATGGCGTTTTTTGGAGTTGCATATCTTAAAGGAATCGGAAAAGATTCTTCTCCATCAGAAAGTCTTTCGACGGTTACTTTATAATCATATTCATATAACCCAGCTTCATATCCATCAACATGAGCTTGCAAGTAATCGGATTTAATCGACGGGATAGTCATTACTTTTTTAAAGTAAAAGCCCGGAACATCTTTGTCAAACACGAGTTCCATTGGAGCATAAGACGGATGAACGATGTAAAGAACGCCGTTGACTTGCCTAAACTTCAATGCACTTAAATCATCTTGGGCGTAATTCGTTTGAAGTTCGTAAGTGGTTCCGGTTATTTGATACCAATAATCGGTATGCGTATCCGGTTCTTTGTTTGAGTTATCATTGTTTTGATTGTATATCGCAATATATGTATTCCCTGAATAAGTAACCACACTTCCTGGAGAATATGTTATCCCAGTCGTCGGAGTGTTCCACGTGGAACCGTTTGGAGCTACTATTTTACCGTCTTGGTAGAACCTAACCAGGCTATCCGAAAACTCAAGTAAATATCCTTCTTCATCGTCAATGACAAATTTAAACAGTCTAACCGGAAGATCGTTTGGAGTCCTTGCAACTAATTCAGTACCTGGACACTTCGTCAAGTTTCCGGCACGAGTAACTTTGAAATTTTCACACTTCTTTAGGGCGATTGGATACTTCGGGTGATCCGTCTTGCCCCACAACTCAGGAGCAATCTCTCCACCTCCGAATCCTTTTTGAAGGTTAGTAAACATTTACTTGCTCCCATAAACCTTCTTCGCAACCTTCTTGAAGTAGTCTTCTTTAGTTTTTGACAAATCCATCTCTTCAATCTGTAACGTAAATTGACGTTCAGACATATCTTTGTTTTCATACTGGCTCACACCAGCAACGTGGCATTCGGCCTCAATTTTAAACTTTGCGCCAACTTCAGGCAATTCCTTGATATCTAGAATATCCAAAAGCTCGTGATTAATCGTAATACAAGTACCGTAAGGCCATTTAGGGCGTTCTTTTTCTTCAGCCTCTACGGTTTCTTCTTCGGAACGTTTATCGTCTAGTTCAATGCTTTTCATGCTTAACCTCAAGGAACGTAGTTTGAACCAACCATTTGGTAACCATGCGAAGTAAAAGCCATCCTAGTTCCAATTCGGCTTCTGGTAAGTTCTCCAATTCGCATGATATCCGGTTTGTCTTCCATTGCGTCTCTAGACATTGCCGAATACATTGCGTTTTGACCCATCTGCAAGTTCTTCTCTCTAAGATCAATCATCCCTATCTGAGAAATACTTGGAGCCGCCCACCCTGCCAGCATAAGCGAAAACGCGAACACGAAGTCTGCCGGAATGTAAGAAATTCTCGAAAATGCTTGCGTGTACTCCAAAACAGGAACCATATCGCCTTGAGCAACTGTAAAATTTGTCGTTGGAGTGAGTGGAGTACCAGTTAACGCGCTTGAAGGCCCGTGATTCGTTAAAATCACACGTCCTTGAGCATCGCTGGACGTAACATAATTTACGACGGTAGTTCGATCATCCAAGTGGCTACCATTCCAGAACCGCCTAACAAACAAGCAATCCGCTGGATAACGATATTCAAACTGCCATTCTTGATTTGGATTTACAACGATGGGAGAAACATTTGCGTAAACGTGAGCGAAGTTCCAGTTATAACCACGAAGAACCGATTCCATCCAATGGTCAAACAATTGTCTAAGTGTTTTTGCTTCGCTTGATTGATCGGTATCTAAATCGGAAATTTGCTTTCCTGTACCCATGTGCATCAAGGCAAGATTCGCAATATCCGTTTTAGTGTTAGCCATGATAATGCTTTACCTTTGGGGCGTGATGCACTTTCCCAGACTTACCAGCCATCCTCATGGCCGCGGCTACTGCTTGTTTCTGAGGATGACCAGCGGCTACCATCTCCTTGATATTTGAGGAGACGGTAGCCTTTGAAGTTCCTTTATGAAGAGGCATATCAAGCCTTCGCTTCACTTAAATTTCGCATTTGAACCTTCAACACATTCTTAACTCGGTCACGTCCTTGAACTCTCTTTTCAGCTTCATTCCATTGATTAAGAATACTTGCATCGTTGCACTTGTTAACCATCTTAATGGCCTCGTCTTCCGAAAGACGAGAAATATTACTAACAATGTGTTGCTGAGTATCAACGTCTCCAACGGACGTTGTTTGCGCTCCCATGACGTTAGGAATCAATCGAGCTTCTTCTTCTTCTGGAAGTGTCTCTCTCTTGCTAATGTTAGGAACACAATTACGAGGCGCAGGTTCCATCCAATCAGGCGCGTATTCAAAAAATTTCAGGAACCGCTCCTTGTCTTCCTTACTCCACCTTGCGCAAGAAGGGCTTTTCTGAAGCGTGAACCTTCTATATTCAAGCTCCGTCATGTCCTTCTTCTCGTTGTCGCTTACTGGAACCCCCAAGTGAGTAATCAACCGTTCTTTGATTGGTTTCTTCGTCTGGGGATCAACTTCTAAATCCGAATCGGCTTCGTGGATAACTAGGGTATCAGGGATTTCAAAGATATCCCCTCCGTGAAGCATTCGGCAAAATCGTTCTGCGCGAGGATATCCCTTCTTATCGGCCGTGGGCCACTCTTTTACTCGTACAAGCATGGATTGTCTCCTTAAAAATTTGGAGGGATGGCTGTGATTTCCATCCCTCCGTTACATACATGCCATTCTTTTTAGGGAATGTAATTCGCGGCGTGAGTATAAGTCTGAGTAAACTCGGCCTCGTTCATCAGGTACGCATTGACCGTGATCGAGTTACCAGCCGCAATCGCCTTCATACCGATGAACTCCTGACTGACCCGATTAGGATCAATCGTCAAAAAGATGTTCCCGCCACCAACAACTCCAGCAACTGTGGCAGTCTGTTCGACTCCGGGAGTCAAACGAGAATCGGTGTTAGCCATAGCACCAGTGGTTCTGATAACCGTAGGATTAGAAGTAAGCGCGGCATTATCAGCCGAAATTACTTGGAATTCAATGGTATCAGAAGCATTGGCCGCAAACGTCTTCGGGAAAACTCCAAACCCAATTTCAGTTCCGTTTTCAGCATGTCGAGAAGCAACAGCCAAATCAACGGAATAGGTCGAAAGTACCGTCCCGGTAATGGTAGTGCTGAACGACCAAACTTGAAGTTGAGCATCAAGACCTGTACTCATGATTTTCTCCTTGGAGCGGGTATCGGAGGGTTCCGAAGAACCCTCCAGGTTTATTACAACGCGAGAAGGTTGGATTCAGTAAGAAGAATCTGGTCAACGATTCCGTAAGGAACACCGTTGTATTCCCACTCCCAACGAGGATGGTAAGCCCCGGCCATACCTTCTTTTGCGTAACCAGCACCTTGAATCGTAACACTCTTGATTTGGTGCTTCAGGTTACGTTGAACCGTACGGGGACCGAAGAAATAATACGTCGGTTTCGTGGTTTCCACGCCTTCTTCAGGAGGAAGATTTGTGTCTTCAGGCAATCTGGACTGGGCTTCGTCCATGTAGAACGCAATATCGGCTCCGTTCTGAGAATTCAAGAGCGGAACGTCAATGTCACCGATACGAACCACATGCCGCCAATCAGCCAAGAAAAGTCCAAAGTCCATCGTGAATTCATCTTCGTACATCGCCAAGTTACCAACAGCATTTCCGCTGGCGTTGATTGCGTTGTTTACTGGACGAAGACCCCAATCACGATGATGAATCCCAGCAATGGAACCCTTTGGGAAAATACCCGTCAATGCGTACTCGTTAAGACCGAGCAACCAAACGGACGTGTTGGTATTAGCGGTACCACCGGCAGACAAAACGTTCTGTGAGTTTGGAGCGCCGCTCTTGGCGGAGAAACGCATCGACAGACCGTTAATATCCGAAGGATTCGCGCCACGATTTCCATAGAACCAAAGGTAAGCAAACTTTCGGCCCATTGCGCGAAGACGACCCTGGGCTTGACGAACACGGTAACTTTGAGGATCGCCGCCATAGTTGGCAACGTCTTCGTCGATCTTCACCCAGTCTTTTAACTGAGCGCAAGTCTCTTCGATTTGAGCAGAAGTCCCGTATTGCGCGTCAACGCCTTGATTCAAAATACGAGTGGAAGGCATGGGGCATGACGTTTCAACGGAAGCTTGGTGAGAACGAGCTTGATTGGTTTCAATGAAAGAAAGCAACCGAAGCAAAGCGTTGGCTTGAGAAAGAGCATGGATGTAAGGCAAAAGTTTGCCCGAAGCATCCCGCTCCTTGGCGATATCAACAATCGTAGGGTTTGAAGTACTAAGTGCAGTAGTCATTGTTTATCTCCTGATTATGAATTGTACGAAACTTTCATGGGGTCGTAGTTTAATCCGTAGGCTTTTTCCCCAATAGTTTTCGGTTCGACTTTCGGAGGATCAGGCTTTTCTCCCATGTGTAACACGGAATCACCTGACGCCTCAGCGAATTTAACCAACCCTTTAACAATTTCAGGGTGGTGAAAGAAGAAGTTAACTTTTACTTCGGACTCATAAAACGTATCGCCGAACAAAGTTTTAAGCGACCGTTCTACAAGTTGACTGGTACGATTCAAGTTATCTCCGCCAAGTTTCGGATCGGATTTAACGGAATTGTCCCATTCTGCTTGTTGGGCCTTGATGCGAGAATCTCCAAAGGCCGCAACTTCCCGAAACGTATTGAACTTGGAATCCATATCTCCTTGAACGGCGGTGATTGGCTGTTTGCCATCCACGGCAGTTTTAGAAGCTTTACCAAGCCATTCGTTGAGGAATCCTTTTTCAACGTCATTGATTCCTTCGGGCATTTTCAACTGTTTAACATCAGCAAACAACTCAGGTGCCTTAACGGCAGGCGTTTCCGCTGGTTTAGGAGCGGGTTTTTCTTCGGTTCCGGCGGCAGGAGGCGCGGCAACAGGCGGCGCAACTTGTGCGGCAGGAGCAGGAGTGGGTTCTGCAACCTTTGGTTGTTCAACAGCCGGAGGTGTTGCGGGTGCTTGTGCGCTTCCGGTTGTGTTATTCGGTGTTTCCATAGTTATGTTTTACCTCTTTTAAAATGTTCGTCAAGCTGTTTTTGTTCTACGCCTCGTTCTGTGTTCTCAATATCTTGGCGTTGTTTTGCCTCAAAAATCATTGAAATCCAAGGATTAGCTCCAAACCAGAAGGATATCTTGTTCTTTATGTTCTGAGCGCACCCTTGTCTTGCCACCTTAGCGGACATTTCTTGCCCGTTTTTATCGAAACAATCCTGGTACAAACCAAATTCTTCCATCAATTCGTACAACACTTGACGACCTTGGGGAGTAGACAAAACACTTTCCCATGCTTCTTTTAGGCGTCTGTTGCGCTTTCCAAGCAAGCGCTCTTCCATTGAGATTCTTGCTTTGTTGCCGTCTTCGTTCATTGCGGAGCCTCACTAGCCGCGGCTTGCGCTTGAGCCATATCTTTTTGGCCTTTTCCAATTTGAGGCATGGCCTGAGCTTGCATGGCGGCAGAACGTTGTTTTGCTTTTTGATCTCGTTCTTGTTTAACTTGAGCGGGGTCTTTAAATACCTTCAAGTTAACACCGCTTGCAATGAAATAACGTTTTGCCATTTCATCACGATCAATGGTATCCAGAACACTTTCAGTTGCTCCGGCGGCTTGCTCTACATTTACCACGCTTTGAATAAACGCCACGCCTTTTTCATAAGGCGTCGTTTCAGTCAACTTCAAAGCCATCGCCACTCGAGACACAAGATTCCATTTAAGATTTTTCCCTTGTAACTTTTTTGGAGGTGGTGGTATTTCACCTTGGCGCCATAATATTCCGAAAATATAAGAGAACATGGGTTTGAGCCAGTCATGTTCAAAGTTTCCGTACACGGGCGCAAGAATGTTGTAGTTTTCTTGAATCCGTTGCAACCAGTATGTAGCCGTTTCAGGCTGAGTCTTCATGGCCGTTTCGTTAGCAATCATTCGGAAAATATCAGCGTAAGTTGTTTTATCAATTCGTTGTTTAAGTTCCATGATCTTGTCTTTAATCGCGGCAAGATCGGGCTTAATTTGATACTGAGGTCTTACTCCATTTTGAGCATCAGAAGCAGAAGGAGCAGTAACCAAGAACCCAGGAGTCGTTCCCATTGGGTATTGACCCGTTGTTGGAGGCGCAACCATCGGAGGTTCAATCATTTTTTCGCAAGCGTTGTTCCACATGCCGTTGGTCTTGAAAATCTCCTTAACGTCACCAATGGCTTTTCGCCCAGGTCCGTCAACTCCATAAGCGTCTGTTGGTTGGCGAAACCACCTAAATACGAACACTGGGAATTCATCGAATCCGCGACATTGCAGAATGCGTTTTTCCCCTGAATTTCGAAGGTAATAGGTAGCTTTGTAACGTTTAAATTCAGAACGATATTTGGCTTTATTTTCGTTGTAGTCAAGGTTTGGTTCAACAACCCACACCACATCAAACGGAATTTCTCGTTGCTTGGGATCGTCCCATGCGTGTTTTAACGCGCTTCCCAAGTTTGAAGTGTCCGGCGATCCGTCCGAATTTTTCTCGCAAAATTTGCCTATGATCTGCCTAACCTTCATCCTCGTTTCAAAGATAAACGTATCCACTTGACCAAGATCGTTATTTGAGCAATAAAACGATCCAATCGGAAAAACCGTAAACTTGCAGTGGTGCTTGAAATCTTCTTCGATCATCATTGCCGAAGTAAGAAACCTTGAACCCATGCGGTAAAATGTTGGGACTTCTTGGTAAAAGTTGGAGTTCTGAAACACGAATTTAAACTTCTGATTTACGATGTGGCACCAATTTATGGTGTCGATATCATCCATAAGGTCTTCATCTTCGGGTTCAGTAACATGCCATTCCGAATTTTCGGGAGTAATTCCAGTACACAATCCGGCCATAAGATCATCAAACGCCTGAAACGGGTATGAAGTAATTTTAATATCGTCAAAATCTGGATATCCAGCAGTTGCTGGACTCCAAATAACCAAGTGAGGATCAAGCAAATGCTGTATTTCTTCCCAAGTGTCTTGATAAGGCGAACGTTGGGTAAGCAAATACGAACGAAGTACTTCCAAACGCGAGTATTCGCTATATTGCTTCTGTTCGTCTGGCTGAGTAATAATCTCTTTATTTTCCACCTAAGCTTCCCTTCAGTCCGCCAAGAGCGGAAAAGTTAATGGCGTTCGTATAAGGAGAGGCCGCATTAGCAATCCTCTGGTTAATTTGTTCTTGTTGCTGTATAACCTGGACCATTGCCGGTTGAAGTTGTTCTTGTCTAAGTTCTTTGTTTTTTGCATTAATGGCGTCTTGCTCTTGCTCGGCGGTTTCTGCAAGAGCGTCTTTTTGTTTTTTTGCGGATTGGGCAGACGAATAAGCTTTAATCCCGTAACTAATTGCCATCAATGCAAGAGAAAACATTTTATCCTCCTAAAGGGATACCCCGCCATTCTGAAACGATCACTTCGTCATCCGTCATGGTCTTGAAGGAATCCGAACTGCGTCCATGCCGCAATTCAACCGTTTCAGAATTTGGCGGGGGCTACGCCCAGTGACGCCGTTAAGCGAGTCGATTTCGGCTTTGCCGTTCCTCCATCGAGTCGAACACTTATTTCGTATTACCTGAAATCCACATCCAAACAAACGCAATCAAAGCCGCAAAACCGGAACCAACCAATCCCCATGCCCCAGACTTAACCCTCAATTGCGCTTCGGCAATTTGAAGTTTGTTAAGACGGTTATAAATCTCTGCGTCCGTTTCGGATTGTCTACTTTCAATGCGTTGAAGTGTAGCGTCAATTCGTTCAAGCGTCTTATTCAAATACAAACGCTGTTCTTTCCAGTCGCAATCTTCGCACGTTGGCATTTTAGTATTCCATCCACTCTACGTCGTAATCTATGTATGTATTACCGCCTTCTCCGGTTAACACCCATCCCGAAGGAATTGAAATGCAGAAATTTTGTGAAGCTCCTCGAACAATAAAAGGTGCCCTACCGTTGTTATCGTCCCAAACGATTGGTGCTACGGACCAATTACGCAATGAAGCCAAACCGGACGTTGTGGGAGTAGTCACGGGGAAAATAGTACTCCAAGCAACATCGTAAACTGGTTGAGCCTTGCAAAATGCGTATTCACTAGCTCCAAGATTTGTTCCTGGAGTAGAAGGGGACGTATAATTGAATGTAATTGCGGCATTTGAAGCGGGAGCGTTAATATCCAATTTGCTAATAGAAGGGTTCACAAAATGCGTCGAAGGCCCACTATCTGGATTCCTAATAGAAAATTGTATTGGTTGAGAAGTATTCATCGTAGTGTTGGCTACGTTATCGTATTGAAATGCCAGCCTAATCCTTGCAATAGCAATAGTCCTATAAGCGCTTCCTGTAATTGTTAGGAAGTGTTGAGATGAAGAAACCGTTCCGCCAGGAAGCGTAGCTTCACCACCCGTAGTATAAACCCAAGCGTTTTGTGGAACTGGAATAGCGTCCGAAAGAGGTCCAACTGTCCAAGTGTATGTAGGGGTAGAAGTGTATGTGTTTGTCGGAGTATCAGTAGGACTAGTACCAGGCCAACCAACAGAAGACGGAGTTTTGGTCGCTGTAAACGTACTTGTGTTTGTAAATGTAGAAGTCGGAGTAAATGTAGGAGTAGGTGTAAATTTTGGAAAAATGTTATTATAAGTTTGATTGATAACTACCATAGGAGTAAGTGCGTATACTGGAGTTCCGTTAATGGTACCAATTCCAAACAGACGTTGTTTAACATTTTGTTCCAACTGGGCATGAGCAGTTCCAGCAATCAGCAACAGCAATAAAAATTTCTTCATGTCTAACCTCAAGGTTTAATTTGTAACCAACCAGTTACAGGCGTAAGCGAAACTCCAATGTAAACAGTCGTGCCAGCACTATTAACGTAAACATCTCCAACACGACGAGGAGCAGGAGTCGGTTGCGCTGACCCGGTTTGGGCGGTTGTGGCATTAGTAATTGAATTTGATACATACAACGCGTTTGCGGCGCCATCATTTGTCGATGGAGTAGGAACATTCGTCACCGGAGCATTGTTACAATCGGTTGATTTTCCATTAAGTAAAACTGAACCATAAGTTGAATTTAACTTTATTCCGCCACCAACAACAACGCTGTCTCCATTCCCTCCAGTAACTGTTACTGCCGAATAATGCGCAATATTAGAACTAATTAAATTTCCCAAAACATAAACATTTCCGTTGTAAGGCGTGTAATAAACTAACTCGATTTCATTTCCAAACGAATCAATTTCGTTGGTTTGGATTCTTCCAGAAGACGGAATTCTCAGAGTCAACTGACCATTTAACCATCCCCATTCAACCCCCGGAGTCGTTACGGGCGTTATCGCCTGTGTCGGAGTAAACGTCGGTGTACTCCAAGTGCCCGTTGGAGTGGGCGTTGCAGTCGGTGTCGCAGTAACCGTAAACGTCGGAGTCGCAGTCCCGGCATAATACAATAACCGAGGCAACGTTCTAATCGTGTGACCGATAATCAATCCTTGCTTCTGACTCTGAACCGTCCATGTCCCTTGTGCGTTCGCAGTTGCTATAGTTCCTCGCCGAACCGTTACTGAATTATTATTACCGGAACTAACCCAAACCGGCTCAATGTATTTATCCAAACCTTTGTTGTAAGGAACATTTCCTGAAATGATAGAAGCCCCATAAGCTCCACTAGGAACGGGAGTGGTTGTAGGAACAAAAATAATAGTCTGAGCCGAGTCAACTCCATAAATCAAAGAAGTGGAGTTGCTAGGGACTGGGTATGTCTGAGCATTAGCCGAACACGCTAAGATAAAAAACAGTAACATTTTTTTCATTTTCGTTCCCCTTTGGATAGTATGTTACCAAAACCCATGTAGTGGTCAAGGTGTATTTTACTTCAAGGTCGTTACCACTTCCGTCTTACTGCGTGTTGGCCCAATACTGCCCAGAAACATATATCTGGGTTACGGCGTTTGTTAACGTCAATGACCATGGTTGGTTGGCCGTTTTTTCGCATAGGGACGGAACGTCGTACGTGGTGTTAGCCGCAACGATGAACGGTCCATAAGCAACCGTCGCGGATGTCTTGATAGTCATGGTGCAAGCCGTCGCGGATTGGTTTTGGATGGTCATCGGCCAGATGTCGTTGTACGCCGAAGCCCCGGCGACGATAAATGTCAAGGGCGTTGTGATTGAAACGGACATGTTGAAATAATTCTCGATTGATCGAAGCCCCTGCATCTGATATTGAGTGCCTTGCGCCACGGTTACAGGTTGTGCAACTGTGACGCCGTGAGCAGGCACAGGGCCGATAATCGTCACACTTCCGGTGTCCTCTCGCGTTACTTTTCCGTTCAAAGAATTCATTAGGGTCGTGACCGCTTGAGTCAAAGTGTTGAGGGTATAAAGCAGGGTCGACACCGGAATATCGTTGACAGATACAGGGGCGGACCCATTCAGCAACGAAACAGATCCCGCAACGTTCGGTAGGGATGAAACAGACACCGATGTCGTAGGGTTAGTGATGCTTACCGGTATCTGCGGGGTGGGGGGCAACGTTGGCCAAGGGCATTGTGTGGGCCAATTTTTGACGTTTACGTCCGCGGTCGGCACCGC